TATCGCTTGGAAACAAATAGTTTCCAGCCATTTGAGGCAGTATCATATCTTACAAATTTAATAAAACAACCACAAATGTATGAAAATTTCTCATAAATGGTTGAAAACAATCAATCTATTTCAAAAAATGAGAAGCCTCCCTGGACCTCTATTGGTTGGTATGCCTCTTTGTAAAGGTCAGGCATCCTGCTCTTTATGGCCCTCATGCACCACCCCGTCGCGGCGCACAAGTCATGGTTCGTCAAGTCGTCTATCCCCCTCATCTGACTCCACTCCTCTACAATCTCCCACATCTTGACATACTTCACGTTGTTGTTAAAAAACGTCATTATGTCCCCCGCCATTTCGTTCTTCTCGGCCTCACCCGCCCAAACACCCGGTCTTGAGTCTTGCTTTCCATCCGAGCCTAAGTCTTTGAGTAGATACCCGTCAAACCCGTTGTCTCTAAAGTACTCAACAAGAGCCTCTCCGTCGGGCCATTCTGGGTAAACATACGCTCCAAGGAATATGGCCGCCTTTAGCCACTCCTCATGGTACTCGGCCTTATCTTCTGTTTGACGATTATAAATCAATACCCAGTCGTTGCTTACCCACTCGCTTCTAGGCTTAGTATCGGGATCTACCTGACTATCCCTTTTGTAGAACACAGCAGCCGCAGCGTTTGACTTCTTTTTTCCTACAGTGTTTCGCTTGTGGAACTTTACCGGGTCACAGCAAAGGAAAAACCTGTTCATTACAGCAGGGTCGGGGGCGTAAATCAATCCCTTGTTGTTTGGTGGAATGTAGCCCTCCTCCGCCGTAACAACCGTCTTTCTGTTACGCATTTCATTTGGAGGAAGGTAACTCATTGTCCAGCTTCCTTTAGGGTCGTTTTCAACATAAACATCTCCACCAAACTTGTCCCCCATCCACTTGAAGTTGATCTTTGTGGTTATAGGGGTTCGGGAAAACTTGAGTTCCGATATACGGTCACGCATCTTCTCGATTGGCATACCCATGTCCTTAGGGATAACGGCAAACGCCTGCTTCCAACTCATCGGGAAGTTCTGCTGTAACTTAATCAGCTTCTGCCACTCGCGCTTGCGCTCAAAGTAGTCTGCCTGGTTTAACAGGTAAGACTTGGCACCCTTGGTTATCCACTTGCCCTCGTTGGACATTACTGGTTCCTTTGGGTCGTCGATAATACTAGCCCCGTACTCGTCAATATACCCCTCAACCGCATAATAACCGGGCAAGAAGAAGTTAATGAGTCCTGACGGAGTTGTTCCGTTCTCGTTTCGGTCAGAGAAGTGTGAATCGTTTGCAATGTCAAAGAACTGCGCTCCACCCCCTGTGTCCATGTCACCCACGGTAGACGGCATGATACAAAAACCTCGGATGTTCTCCCCGCGCTCGATTGCCGGCTTCATCGTGTTGTACCACCACGTCGGGATGTTTTGGTCAGCCGCCTTCGCGTCCGTTTTCTTCGCCGGTTCGTCACGATAGACAAAAGCGATTTCCGCTTCCCCATCCGCTGCTTTCTCCGTCGACGGGAGCGGCGTGATGAAGCACTCCATTTGTTCTGGGACAATTCCTGCCCTTGCTGCTGACGCGACTGCTCCTTCATATTGAAAACGCAAACCCTCCTTTGCTTCTATCCTTCCACGATAATATGGTCGGAAGAAGAAAGGGAGCTTGCTTACAGGTGTTTGAATTTGCTTGATGAATATCTTGTTGACCGCCTGATCCTCATTCATCGCCTGGATGATGAAGGTTTGGTCGGGCATGTTGAGTGTTCCCCACGTACAGAAGCAACAAGCGATAGCTGTTTTGGCTATACGGCGCCCGGAAACGAAATTAATTCCGTGCACGGTTCTCTTTCCTTTCTTGACGGTAATGTTGACGTTCGGTTCCATAAAATACTCCACCCCCATTTCCCCCATCTCGTCAACCACGTTCTTCACGTCTTGGTTTGAGTACTTTGTTTTTACCGTTCCTTCCTCCCGATATATTATCTTATGCTTGTAAAAAGCATCTTCTGTAGAGTAGGCATACATGAACAAATGGAACATCTTACGCTGATAGTCCCTGTAGTCGGGCCTGTTGTTGTTCTTTCCAAAGTTCTTTACTGTCCAGAAGTTTAAGAAAAAGTAATTTGCTCCGTTGATGTAGGTAGGTTTCCCTTTAATGAAACACCAGTACCCGACGTATCTGCGCTTAATTTGGAGCTTGATCCATTCAATCTCCATGGCGTAGTACTTCTGGTTTGACTCAATCTCCTCGTAAATGTCCTCTAACCTTACGTCGCCGACTTCCTTGTACTTAGACTTGTTAGTTGCGTGTTTCTTGTTGAACACGACCTCGTAAATCAAACGTATCTTTTCGGGAGTTTCCTGATAGGTAAACTTTTGGTCCTTTGGCGCAAGGCCATAACCATCTACATACATGAGAGCCTCCTCTCTTGTTACATCTCGCTTTAAGTGATGGGAATACCACTCTTCAAGGCGCGGGAGAGGGATTCGGATCGTGTCCAACTCATCGTCGTCCTCATGGAACGAAACAAACTTATCCTCCTCCTCGTACTGGTAACTCATGGTATAACCTCCGGGAATATCTCTTTCTTTTCACGCCACACCCTTGCGTAGTGTTCGGGCTGTATCCCAAGGTTCTCGGCGCGGACAGAGAATGTGATTGCTTTCTGTAGCGTGATGCTAACCTCGTCGTTCATTATTCGGCTACGGGCATCCACAAGCGTTTGCCTCCAACTCTCAAGACCTGCCTGGAAGTTTTTATCGTCATTGGATCTGTCAACAGGTTGTGTCAACAAAGCCCTCTGAAGTGCCGCGATTCGGATGTCCGCCGTACTCATAATCGAATAGTCCTCCGAGCATTGCAGGCGCGTGAACGTGATGTACCGCTCCACCGCCCAGTCCACATTCATCATGCAGAGCTGGGCGTACCCGTCCTCCGAATCCGTGTCATCAACCATAATATTCAGTTTGTTCAAAGTATATCGCTTGCGCTGGTTGATGTCCGGATACGCATCTTTTACAGGTGTACCTGGAGCGAACATATATATGAGATATCGAACAACCTTGTCAGCGCTAACCCCTTCAGGAAGGTCGTCAGACCTGTCGAGAATATGGGCTTGACTGGCCAGGTCCGAGAAACGATATATTACCGCCTCGTCATCCGGGATGCCTTCAATGTTGTAGGATATTTTACTAAAGTCTAGTTTTATCATTCTTCGATTGCTAATATGACCCTTGGCTGAAAGCGAACGTAGTCGCTTGACTGGGCCATGGTCGAGTCTAGCTTAACTGCAAAATGTTTCTTAATACACACGACGTCTCCCTTCTTCACCTCAGTGTTTGTCCATACATCATCAGCAACGTACTTGGGCATCTTTGCAGGGGGAATCTCTACCTGCACCCTTTCGGTTTCTGAGTCTAATAGGAAAATGCTTCCCGCCTTTCTATCGTTTGGTAAAACCTTTCCAATTATATATCCGTTCATGCTCTTTATCTCGCCATTTCGTTTAGCGGCATAGATACACTCAGAAGGAACAAGCACATATCTTTTTCCGTCCTTTTCAAATCCTCCGTCACCCTCTGTTATAAAGTTTCTGGTATAGGTTGAATCAAACCAAATCTCGTCTCCAGGCTGACCGTCAAAATCACAAGAGAAGTCCCAATTCTTGGTTGTAGACCCTTTTTCAGGTTTCTTTACAAGCACCCCCCTTCTAACGGCCTGTGTCGCTCTAATGTCTTCCTTGTTTGGGTCTACTTCTTTTTTTTGCTCGCCGGCCATTCTCATGTATTCGGACATGGCCCTCTTGTCCTTGTAGTTGCTCTTCTTCATTGACTTTACAAGAGAGTTCATGTCGCTTACACTTCCTGATTCAGTCATTCCTTTTAGGCTGTTAACCAACTTCAAGGTCCCCCCATTGAAAGATATCTCGTCTTCGGTCCAAGAATGTATCTCAACCAAGCAGTCTCCATCTATAAGCCTCAATGACTCTATTTCAATATCTTCAAAGTTCATTAGAGTATCTTTTTGTAAATTTCAAACAGATTTTTTTGTGTCTCAAAGTTCTTTTTGCCAACCGGCATACGTCTTTTTATTTTATTCACGCCCCGGCGCAGGGATGAGTACGTTCCAAACAGGTTTATGGCGTCCCAGTTACTCATCAGCTTCTCTACATCCTTCATGTCTGTATTTTCACGCTCGATGTAGTAGCTGTACACCTCTATAATCCTGTGGTAATTATTTTTTGTCTTTGTCCTTATCATAGTGTTCCTTCAGTTTTTGGAAATACATCGACCGCTTTATTCGGGTCTCGACCTGTGTCTTTCCTATTTCTTCTAACGTGTTCTTATATCTCACGATTGCCTTCTCCACCTGGTCCAAGTCTTCCGACGTAATGTGCGGATCGCAGTAAAGCAGTTTTCTCCGCGCAGCTGTGGCCATCGGGGTAAATATCTTCATCACCTCGTAAATTTCTATCCTGTCGTCAATCATCTGATTCACGATTGATATTGCCCTTTTCCAGTTCTCTGTCCTATTCATACAAAAATGCTATATGTCTTTCATGCACAGAGTAGGTTTCCGTGTCCTGTAGTTCAACCTTTTCAATTTTACCCATAACGCAGGCCTTCTGCCCAACCTCTAGTTCAACTCCTTGCCCTACCGCGATTATGGTTACGTCTATCTGCTTTGGCTGCTTTTTATCAATGGTCACAAAAACACGCCCGTCTGGTGGTCTCAAGTTCGTCATGCTGCAAATATACTCAAAAACAACATAGTGTCAAATTATTGCTTGTAAATAGTACTAAACAGCGTAGATTTGCAATATGTTTATCGTTTCAATTATATTAACTATCTCGTCGCTGTATCTAATGATCAAGAACTCCATATATGGCTGTGGTAAAAGGTGTTACAAGACCCGAAAGGAAGCCCAAGAGTATTGCGACTACGATCAGGTTGTGTATATGTGCTGGGACTGCGAACACTGGCACATAAAAAATAATGGAGAAAATCCTTGACAACCTCGCGTGGTTGTTTTATGTTTACCACATATTTCACTCCTCGTTTGCTAACGAACCACAGTAAACGAGGATTGGATAAGTTTAAATACTTACCAGTTAAAAGCTCGCAAAGTGGTTCTTGCGAGCTTTTTTTATCTTATGAATACAGGACAAATAGTAAAGGGGAAGCGCAAGCATGACTTTGCGATTATCCCAAACGAAATCTCGCAGTCCAAAGATTTGACTATGGAAGAAAAGGGTATGTTATGTTTTCTTCTTTCGCTTCCTGAGAGTTGGGTTCTTTACAAGAAGAATCTTTACAATCAAATGCCAGATGCAAAAAACGCAGTAGACAGAGTGTTTAAGTCCCTGCAAGAGAAGGGGTATATCCTAAGCTGTCGTCAAATTGATTCTGCTACAAACAGAATGGTAGGGTGGAACCATATCGTGTATGATTCACCTCAACTTTTCCGAGATGCGGATTTCCCGATATCGGGTTTTCCCGAAGTCGGGAATTTCCGTGAATCGGAAAACCTCGATATATATAAAGAAACAAATACCAATAAAGAAACAATAATATATAAATACACATTCGAGGATTTTTGGCAAGCATATGACAAGAAGGTGGACAAGAAACAAACCTTGGCTGTTTGGAATAAACTATCTGCTGAGGACCGAACACTTGCTGTAGAAGGCATGGGAAACCATAAGGATGGGCGCGAACGAAAGTATTGGAAGGACCCGGTGCGCTATCTTCGCGACAGAAGATGGGAAGACGAAACGCAAACGAAAACAATAAAACAAACACCTATTCAAGATGACAACAACACATGGTAAAATCTCAATCTACAAAGACTTCAATGACCTGCAAGGACACACAATTACTGTGTTGGGCGCACTTGAACGAATTCGGACTGGAAAGTCAAAGGAGCTTGTTGAGAAGGCGAGGGAAGCCAAGACTAAAAAGGAGGCTGACGAGCTAAAAAAGAAACTCCCAGCAGTTTGCTTCAGTGGACTTTTTAACAAACGCAAGGACTCAGAACTTGTAGAACACTCCGGGTATATCGTACTTGATTTCGATAATGTGACAAATATTGCCCAAAAAAGAAATGAATTGTGCCGTATAAGTCACATTACAGCTGTTTGGGTGTCTCCTTCAGGGAAGGGACTGAAGGCACTTGTTAAAATTGAATGGAAAACCATGCACAAAGAGCATTTTGATGCCTTAATGAATGATTTCTCAGACATTGACAAGACCGGACGCAATGTTTCTCGCCTGTGCTTCGAGTCTTATGATCCCGATCTTTACTATAATCCTAATGCGGAAGTTTATTCAAAGCTTCCCGCAAAGAAGGAAGACAAGAGGTTGCCCAAACAGACAACTACCGAAACTATTAACGACGACGACAAGATATTCCAAAACCTTTTGACCTGGATGACGTCCAAAGGTGATGCGTTCCGAGAAGGCGAAAGGAATCACTTCGTATTCAAACTAGCCGCTAGTTGTTGCAGGTTTGGAATGCTTGAGGAGACGTGTTACAACATGATGATGACCTACGTTGTGCCTGACGCTAGTTTCAGCCAACGTGAGTGTAGACAAGCGATCAGTAGCGCGTACAGGGCCAACATGAATCAGTGGAACACAGCCGAGTTTACTAAGGACCAGTTGGTTACTAAGACTAACCGACTGGAGGTTGACATCGTAATCACCGCAGAAGATGCGGCGAATATTGCGGCGAATGACGTGATTTATGCGGAGGAAGTCATGGAACAGGCGTCCGACATTTACCTTCATGGATACAGGGCTGCTCAACCACTAGGGGTTCCACCACTTGACAAGCACTTCAAAAGGGTTAAGGGAGACTTGACGATTGTGTCCGGGATAGGAAACTATGGTAAGTCATCGTTCATGAAGTGGGAGATGATTTTTAGAATCGTGAAATTTGGAGAAAAAGTCGCCATTTTCACGCCTGAAGAATTACCCGCAGAGCAGTTCTACCATGACCTTGTGGAGATATACTTTGGAAAGGACTGCACCCCGAACAACCCAAACCGTCCAAGTTACGATATGTACATGAAGGTTTACAAGATGATTGGGGATCACATCTTTATGGTATATCCAAAGAGTGTAAGCCCTACTCCCGAATACGTTAAGGAGGTATTCCTTACACTCATTGTAAAACATGGAGTGGAGCGAGTTATCATCGACCCGTTCAATCAGATGGCAAACGATTATACGAAGGGTGGAGGACGAAGCGACAAGTACCTTGAGACTTTCTTGTCTGACTGCACAAGGTTTGCAAGAAAAAACAACGTATACTTTGACATCGTGGTCCACCCGCACAAGATGAGGAAGGGAGACGACGGCAACTATCCATGCCCAGAGGTTTTCGACTTAGCAGACGGAGCGATGTGGAACAACAAGGCTGATAATATCCTAATATACCACCGTCCGTTTGCTCAGACGGCCCCAGAAAGCCCTATCTGTGAGTTCCATAGTAAGAAGATCCGCAGGCAAAAGATCGTTGGTATAAAGGGTTTCTTTGAGTTCCAACTACAAAGAAATACTCGGAGATTCACGTTTGACGGAGTGGACTATCTTCAACAGGCTATTGATGGCAGATATGTGCAAGCCCAAATTGAAGAACCGAAACCATCGGCAATCAAACCGAACAGAAGCTGGATTGATTCAAGAGACGCCAAGGAGTGGGATGAAGATATTCAGCACCCGAACGGCTACAAGGAGGCCTGGGAATAATTATACCCAAATCGTTAGAATTCAAAAAAAACATCTATATTTGCAACAAATATGTTACATTATGAAAAATATAGTTTACGCACTTGAGTCACCTCACGATGGTTTGACTTATTATGTCGGCATGTCTGAAGTAGGATTAAAGCGCCCGTACAGCCACTTAAGAAGCAGTCATAGCCAAGAATTAAAAGAATGGATAGCCAGTTTAGGGAGGGAGCCTGTAGTTAAAATACTTGAAAGAGAGATTGACGATTTAAAAGACAGGGAGACTTACTGGATAAATGAATTTAAAAGAAGAAATGCTCCGCTTATCAACAAATCTATTTTGACTCCAAAGCAACTCAAATACGCAGACTATAAGGTTGGTGAGTTCATAAAGAAAAAAAGAAAGATGCTAAAAATTACACAAAAAGAATTTGCTGAAAGATCTGGTCTTGGATTACGCTTCGTAAGAGAAGTAGAACAAGGAAAAGAAACTTGCAGGATGGATAAGGTTCTTCAAGCGTTGGCTTTGTTCGGGGCGACCTTAGTACCTGTCGTTCATAATTAATTTAACAGTTTTTTTCTTGCACAAAAGAAACATATATGCTACATTTGCGAAATATAACCAATTAATTAATCAAAAAATCTATGGGATTAAATCAAGGTGGTTCATCAAACCGTACTTACCTTAGTATTTCTAACGGTAAGATTGCCAAGCGAGTTCCTGAAGGAACAGCAGGCTCAATCAAGTGTAACAGTAAAGACGGTACCAAAGTTTGGTACGAAGAGCGCTACTCTTCTCTGTCAGGTTACATTGTAGACGTTTTCAAACGTGTATCAGAACAGGGTTATGGCGATCAGCTGTGTGTCGTTCTGAAGGACAAAAACGAGGAGTATCAAATCCAAATGCCGTGGAGTTCGCGCTACTCTTCAGGTTTCTTTTTGTCAATGCCTAACATCGACGCCGGTAAAGAGATTACTTTAACTCCGTGGTCAAAGGAAATCGACGGAAAAACGCGCACTATGTTGTATCTCCGCCATGGCCAGGAAGACATCAAGTGGGGTTGGACAAAAGACAACCCGGGCAATATGCCTGAGATGAAACAGATCAAGGTAAAGGGACAGATTGTGTGGGACGACTCAGAGCGCCAAGAGTTCTTTGAGAAGCACCTCAACGACATCTTCCTCCCGCAGATAAAGGCTGTAAGTTCAGTCAAGAAGTTGGATTCTTATGCCGCCCCGTCTAAAGAGGACGATCCAAGCGACGATTTACCATTCTAATCTTAACCAAGAGTCGTGGCGGGGGATAAACAGAGGCAAACCCGCCACGGCTTTAAACAAACGAACATGAGATACACATTCAAAGACTTAGTAGAAATGGTTCCGTCACAGCGACGGAAAGAGTTCACAAAAATTTACGAATACCTCCACAAAATGGAAGACCCACAAGAGAACACAATCCTTGAAAAGGTTAGCAGACATTTTGAGGTTCCGGTTGCAGACATCAAGAGCAGCAAAAGATTTGCAGACATTGTGTTGGCAAGACAGGTTTATATGACAGCAGTAAAGGTATGTTCAACAAAAAGTCTTGCTGAGGTTGCCAGAACTGTGAACAAGGATCACGCAACAGTTTGCCATGCACTTAAAACGGTTAAGGGTGACTATTCATTTAATGCTGTACGCAGGAATAAAATACGCCATTTCATTGCCGACCTAGACCAAGCCAAACAAGAACTTTTATTAGATTTTTTCAATGAACGGAATCCCGATATACTTGCCGCCTACGCCGTCAGACCAGAGCGAGTTACAGCACCTTCGGAGTCTGAGGCATAAGCTCCTTACTGACGACATGGAATACCCCAAAGCGGGTGTTCATAAGCCGAAGAGAAAATATGCCCGTGATCAGTCTCTGATGAAGCTAATCAATGTAAGATTGTACGAACTTACAGGGAATGATATGTACCTTTGGATAAGCGGACACTTTAACGAACTTAAAAAAATAGAAAATGGGTAGAGTAGAAATAAAAGACGCAAAGCGCACAATAGACGGAAAAAAAGTCAACGCATACCGCGTTAGAACCGTTGGAGAGAACAATGAGATCCTTCAGGTCTCTGAGGTTCTTAACACGCCTGATGCGGTTAAAAGACACTTAAAGGCGATGGCTCTTGCCTGGAACAGCGACGGTGAAATAGAGGTTTTAGACTGCACCTACCGTGGCAAGTTTGATGGTAAGGTCATTGACCTTGAGGTTTACGACAAGTTAAAATTTGAACTTGTAAATGAAAACCATTGAGTCGCTCATATACGAGGCTTATTACTGGAAGTCTAACGGAGTAGAAAATATCACCTATATTTGCGTTCCAGCGACCCTTGTAATTATGAACGGTGAACACATAAAAAAATCACAATTTATATTTTGGAACTAAAGAAATCATTCCCCGCCTATATGTTGGAACTTCCCAACATTACACTCACAGCATTTTTGATTGCGTTCGTGATAGGATTTGTGCTATCGTTAGTGCAGAAGAACTACGCAAGTGCCTTTGCCTGTTTTCTGACAGTCGGAACAATTCTTCCCATTAAATATCTGATATGGAAGAAGCGCCCAGCTGAGGAAAATAAAAAGCGTAAAGTCATCGTAATCAAAAGAAAATGAAGGACCTGAAAAGGTTTGTTGATACATTTGCTGAGGTGCGCTCGTGTAGCGCAAGTTCAGTTTGTTTTATTCATTTCGTTGTGTAAACCGCCTCTAAAAAGGGGCGGTTTCTGTTTGGGTGGTGATTATATTTGTAACATATCAACCAAATGAAAAATAGCGTACAAAACTATCGTAACGTATTAAACGACACGAGAGACATTAGTCAGAACAAGAAGCTAGAAGAAGAGTGGCACAAGATCACTACAGGGGCCACGTTAGAATCCTTCAAGCGATCATTCTTAGCCTGGAAGAAAAACAACAAGACTGAAGAACCGGTAAAGAAGGCTCGCCGAGTCTACCCCGTGTCTGTTGCAAACGCATTCGAGGATATCATTAATGAGCTGATGCCCGAAAGTAATCCCTTGGGCCTCCCAGACTCAAAGGAAAACAAGTACAGCCCGTATAAATTTCCAACTAACCATAATGATATCCTATTTCTCACCGACATTCACGTACCATATCACAACATTCCGGCACTCACAGCCGCGCTCAAGTATGGGCTTGAAAACGACATCAACACGATCTACATCAACGGAGACCTCATCGACTTCTACGCAATCAGCCGTTTCCAAAAGGACCCGCGCAAGAGAGACCTCGCCACAGAAATCTACATGGCAAGGGACTTCCTCTACACCCTGCGACGACTGTTCCCTACACAGGCAATATACTTCAAGGCAGGAAACCACGACATCCGATGGGACCACTACCTGATCAACAACGCGTCAGACCTTGTGGGGATTGAGGAGTTTTCCTTGCAGTCTATCCTTCACCTGGAGAAATTAAACATCACGTTCATCCCAGACAAGCAGTTAGTTAGAATGGGCAAGCTTGTAGCTCTTCACGGACACGAGTTTGGATCAAGTATGTTCAGCCCGGTAAACATTGCCCGTGGACTTTATCTTAGGGCTAAGGACAACGCAATCTGCGGACACCACCACCAGACTTCGGAGCATACGGAGCCAAACATCAACGGACGGGTGACAACCTGCTGGTCGGTAGCTTGCCTGTGTGAGCTTCATCCTGACTATATGCCGATCAACAAGTTTACCCACGGCTTCGCACACGTCAAAGTGTTTGATAATGAGGAGTTTGAGGTGACAAACTACCGGATTGTAGACGGTAAAATAAAGTAACTCTCGTAACATTTTTATGCACGTTTTTGTTACAGAGAATGTGCATTTTTTTCTGTATTTTGCATAACAGGATGTGCAATGGAAGATTTCAGAATCAAATACAGGAAGTTGGGCAGGGAAAAGGCGCGTGGCCTTTACCATGAGGACGGTCTTATTGAGATCGACCCACGCCTTCCTGCCAAGGAACACCTAGAGGTTGCCATCCACGAGTATTTACACCACGAGTTCAAGCACTGGGAGGAGAGCCATGTTGAAGAATACG